CTGAACGCCCTGCGCTCCTTGCTTGCCTTGCGGGCCGGTGGTCCCGGTATCGCCCTTGTCGCCTTTGGGTCCTTTGATGTTGCCGATCAATAGTCGCGTCATGTGTCACCTTTCCGGGATGTCCACGTACAGGTTCCCGCTCTCGGAGTCCCAGACGAACGAGGGTGGGTTCGTGTTGTCCGGATAGTTCACGTACAGGTCGCCGTCGCCTTCCATGCTGAGCGTGAAGAAGCCGTTCGAGGGGGCGGATACGCCGCTGTCGCCCTTGTCACCCTTCTCCCCTTGCGGGCCCTGGATGCCTTGGGAACCTTGGATGCCTTGTCTGCCCTGGGGGCCGGTCGCTCCCTGTGGACCCGTGGGACCCTGCGGACCTGTGGAACCCGTCGGGCCTTGCGGTCCCGCCGCGCCGATCGCGCCGGCATCACCCTTATCGCCTTTCTCGCCGCGTATCCCCTGCAGTCCCTGCGGGCCTTCGGGACCGGCGACGCCTTGCGGCCCTCGCTCCCCGGTCGCTCCTTTCTCTCCCCGAGGACCGGTGGGTCCGGTCGCTCCGGTGGCCCCCTGTGGTCCTGTGTCGCCCTTGTCGCCCTTCTCCCCTTGCGGACCCTGGTCGCCTTTCGGAAGCCCCAAATTCAAGGTTTTGTCGCTGCCGGCGCCCGTAAGCGACGCGCTTGCCTGTGCACCGGGGGCGAGCGTGTCCACCGAACCGATTTTCAGGCCGGTGATGTAGTCGCCTTTCGGCTGTTTACCCGACAATGCGTTGTTGAGCGAGTCGATGTCGTTTCTGGTCACGTCGGCGCTGAACGTCCAGGCGTCGAGTTTGAGGCCGGCTCCAGCGTAGTAGGCGTGGCCACCATCCCCGATGGAGGATTCTCCGCTGTTGCCGCCGGCGCTGGCACCTCCGGATTCGTAGGTGACGGTGAGCACGCCTCCCGAAACCTTGACGATCTTCTTGGAGATCTCGGCAGTGACGACGAGGCCCGTGTTGTTGTCACGGCCCGTGACCAGGTCGCCAACGTCCGCGTCGATGCCGTCGGGAATGTCCACGTCGATGGTGCTGGTGTTCCGAAGTTCCTGGAATTTCTGCCTGCCCTTGTCCTCGAGCTCGTCGGCTTCGGCGTTGGACAACTCGTATGTGGCGGTGCGTTCGTCAAGCCCTTTGAGGGTCTGCGTGTGGCTGAACGTGCCGTTCGCGTCGGCGTACCAGTGGATGACGGTACGGTCCTTGAGTTCGCCCTTGCCCAGACAGATGAGATGGTTGATCGGGTGCGCCGCCTGTTTGGCGGTGAAGTCGATGAGGTCCGAGTCGATGCTGTCGCCGATCGTGCGGACGGGCATGGCGCTCATGGCCACCTTGTCGCCGTCATTACGCAACCGGAGTTTGAGTCCGCTTGCCCTGAGCATCTTGACCAGACCGCTGTACAGGTCCACGTACCGGTCGAACTGGCAGGTGGTCTTGTGGTCGGCGCTTTCGTCGGTGACGGTGAACAGGCCTTGCAATCCCGCACGGCTGACGAGCGTGCGCATGATGACTGGAATCGTGCCGGACAGGGTGAGGTAATCGTTGTTCCTGTCCGGTTCGATGATCTTCGAAGCGAGCACTCCATGCCAGTCGCGGCCATGCCATGTGACGGTGGACAGGCCTCCGTCCACGTCGACATCCGTGTCGTCGATGATGCCGCCGTACTCGGTGCCGTCGATCATGATGCGGCTCCCCGCCTTGAGCGCGGCGTCTTCGACCTGCAGGTCGAAGTCGTTCTCCCCGCTACCGAACGCGAGGTCGAGCGTGTATGAGGCGTGGCTCGCCACGGGTTTGCCTGTGGCGTCGGTGACGATCAGGTCCATGGCGGTTCGCTCCTTTCCTCGCAGACCGTCAAGTCGAATTGGAATCCTCCCGGCCAACTGACCGACTGTGTTCCGGGCGCGAGCGGTTGGAACACGTACCGGCCGGAATCCTTGCCCGACCCTCGCACGGCCTGCGCGAAGCAGTTTGTGGCGAGACCTGTGCCGCTGACCATGGTGACGGTCCTGACATCGCCGGTGCCGTCGATTTCCAGACGCGAGCCGGATGGCACGGTCACGTCGACCTCGTACCGGTTGTTTCCGATGATGACGTACGGGTTTGTGCACGGTCCGAATATCGTGAGCTTGACCGGCTGCGGGATGGACGTGTCGTTGACAATCTCCGCGCCCAATGCCATGCCGGCGAAATCATGCGGATAATCATGCGGATAGTCCAGGTCGGAGGTTCCGGAATCGTATCGCGGCGTGAAATGCGTCATGGTCGAACGACGCCACACGCCATCGGCCAGCACGATGGTCAACTGCGTCTCGACCATCGTGGGCGTGATGGACTGCGGCTCGCTTTTCGTGATCCACGCTCCGGCTTTCCACTCGCCGTCGGCGATGAGCGTGCCTGGTTCTCCGGAGGCCATGTCGGCGTCCGCGAGGCGGCGCAGTAGGTCGAGCGTGGCTGGAGAATCGTGGATCTTCACGGGGATGGTCGTCTCACGTGTCTTGCATGTGATGCCCGTGATGCCGCGCGAGGCGAGGCTGTAATCCCAGATGCGGGCGCGCAGTCCAGTGAGCGTCCCGCCGTAGAGCGGCCCTTCGAAACCGATCGACTCGCCTGTCGCGCCGCTCACGTAGCTCAGGGTTCTCATGCCACGCTCCTTACGAGTCTTGCGAAGTCACGCTGGGTGAACGGCCGGTCGTCGGCCGTCGCCGTTTCGACGGCTTCGATCAGCGTGTCCATCCTGCCGATGACGGTTTCCAAGAGTCTGTCGGAATCCGATGGCGTGGCCGTGGTGACGTTCAATCGTCCGGTCTTCGACCAGTCCGTGCCGTCGAGGCTCATCGAGGAGACGAGCGAGTCCATGGACCGGTCGACCACGGCGGCCGAATCGTCGATGCCCAGGGCCATGCCCCGGCCGATCATCACGCCGACCTCGTCACGCATGAGGCGTGATGGTGAGTGGATGCCGAGTTTGCTTTTGACAGCGGAGATGGCATCGTTGACGCCGGAGAGCAGGCTCGACGCGATGCTGCCGATCTTGCTCTGGATGCCGCTGACGATGCCGTTGACGATATTCGCTCCGATGCTGAGCATGCGGCCCGGCAGTGATGACAGGGTGCTGACGATGTTCTGCACGAACTGGTTGCCGGCCTGCAACGCCTTGGACCCCATCTGGGACGCCCAATTGGCGACGCTGGCGATCGTCGCGGACAACCAGGATGCGATCCGTCCCGGCAATTGGGCGAGGAACGTGCCCACGCTCGTGAGAAAGCGGCTGCCGGCCTGCATGGCCTGCGACGCCATGTTGGACACCCATGCGGACGCGGAGGCTATGGCGCCGGCGAGCCATGCGGCCACGTTTCCGGGCAGTTGGGCGAGGAAAGTGCCGACGTTCGTGAGAAACTGCGTGCCCATCTGCAGGGCCTGCATGGCTGTGGACGACACCCATGCGCCGATGGTCGCGATGGTCGAGGCGAGCCATGCGGCGATGTTGCCCGGCAGTTGCATGAGGAACGTGCCAACGTTCTGCACGAACTGCATGCCCATCTGCAGGGCCTGCGCGCCGAACGCTGCCGCGTATAACGCGATCGATGTGACGGTGTAGCCGAGCCAGTATGCAATCGTCTCGGGCAGGTTCATGATCGCGTTGGCGAGGTTCGTAAGGAACTGTTGGCCGGCCTGCAATGCTGACTGGCCGAGGCTCATGGCCCATGAGGCGACGGCGGACGCGGCTCCGGCGAGCCACGAGGCTATGTTGCCGGGCAGCTGGGAGAACCATTGTCCGACGCTTTGGATGGCCGATGGGAGCGTGGACGTGAAGAACGAGACGATGGATTGGCCGATCGAGGTGACCTTGCTCACGGCCGCCTGCCACGCGGACGATAGGAACGACGTGAACGACGCCCACCACTGCTGTCCGGTCTTGGTCTGTGTAAGGAACAATGCGAACGCGGCCACGGCCGCCGCGATGGCGGTAATGACGAGTCCGAACGGGTTGGCGTTCACCACCGCGGTGAATGCGACCTGCACGGCTGTCGCCGCCTTCGTGACGGCGGACCATGCGGTCTGCGCTGCGGTGACGATCTTCAGTCCGCCGGCCATTTCCTTCAACGCTGGTACGATGCCGCCCAATTGCATCATCAGATCGACCGTCTTGGAAACGCCGGTGGCGGCCGTCGTCAGTGTCTGTGCGCCGGTCGTGACGGCCGATATCGCGGTCGACACTCCCTTCAGTCCGGCCGAGACGATGTCCCAGCCCTTGACTGCGAGCAATGCGATGGTGATGGCCTTCAACGCGCCGGACACCAGTGCGCCGTTCTGCTGAGCCCACTGTCCGACCGACTGCAGCCATCCTCCCACCTTCATGAGCACGCCGGTCAAAGTGTTCAACAGTCCGGCGAAGCTCTGCGCCGCGGAACCGGCGGTGCGCGCGCTGTCGTTGAAGCCGAAGGCCTGCGAGACCGCGGCCGCCAATCCGGAAACCAGCGAGCCCAATCCGGAGATGACGCCGGTCAGGCTTTCAAGGAACGGCTGCAACGCGCCCGTCTCGATGAACGTGTTGACGAACGTCTTCGCCCATCCCGCCGCGTTCGACAACACCTGCGCGACCGAAGCGACCACTCCCGCGAGCGCGCCGGCGGTTGTGGAGAACATTGTGGCGGCTTCACCGCCATTGTTGAGTCCGCCTATGAGTGATGTGATTGCGTTCCAGAGGCCAGTGAGTTGGCTTTTGAGGCTGGCCGTCGCCGAGGCGAGCATCTGGAAGCCGGGGATGTTGGAGATCGTGTCGCCAAGGTTTTTGAGTTTCGCCTGTGTGGCGGGTATCGCGTTCTCGAGACCTTGTTGGAGTGCCGCTCCGACTTTTTGCAGGGTTGGTGTGACGGCTGCGGTGAATGTGTCGATGAGTGGGATGGCTTGGTTGAACAGGCCGCGTAAGCCGTCGAGGACTGGTGTGGCGGCTGTTTCTCCGAGTCGGCTCAACGCGGCTTTCACGTTGGCCAGGGCGCCGGTGAATGTGGTGCCTGCGGATAGTGCGGCGCCGCCTAGGCCTTCCTGCATGGCGTCGGCGAAGGTTTGGAAGTCGATTTTGCCGTCCGAGACCATGTCGGACACTTCGGCGCTGGTCTTGTTCAGATGCTTGCCGAGCATTTGGAGGACTGGGATGCCGCTCGACATGAGCTGGAGCATGTCGTCGCCCTGGAGTTTGCCTCGGGCGGCGACGGAACCGAAGATCATGCCGATGTCAGTGAGGCTTCTGCCGCTGATCTGCGCGGTGTCGGCCACGGTCTTGAGGATCTTGGTGAGCTGGTCGCCTTCCTTGATGCCGGAGGCGGACAGGCTGGCCGCGACGGTCGCGGCGTCACCCAATCCGAACGCGGTGCCCTTGACGGATGCGAGCGCGTCGTTCATGATTTCGGTGACGCTCGCGCTGTCGTGGCCGAGGCCTTTGAGTTTGGCTTGCGCGTTCTCGACGTTGAGGGCGCGGGTGAAGCCGCCTTTGGCGGCCAATGCGGTGATGCCGCCTGCGAGGGTGGCGATCGCGCCGGTGCCGACCTTGCCGATTTTGCCGAATGCTCCGCCGATCTTCGAGATGAGGGTGCTGGAGCTTTTCTTGGAGGCTTTGTTGACGGCGTCGCCGATGTCGCCTTCGATGCTTTTGCCGAATCCTTTGCCGGATGGTTCGACGTGGACGTATGCGACGCCTATGTCCTGTGCTGCCATCGTGTTTCCTTATTCGTAGGTTGGGATTCCGATGGCGGTCGGAGTCAGAGGTCGTCGTTGATGTGGAAGTAGGCTTTGAGCCGTTCCCTGTCCTCGCGTTGACGGCGGGTGAGGTTGTGCGTCGGGGTTGGCGGGCGGAGCGGGTCGTGCTCGTGGTCGAACCATGGGCGTTTGCGTTGTCCGGACAGCGTCCAGACCGCCTGTTCGGCTCCGTCGGGCGCGTAGACGGCGTTCTGCAACGCCATCCACGAGTGGCTCGTATGGTCTTTGAGGATTTCGCGGGTCAACGCCCAGGCGAGTCCCCAATCGACTCGTGGACGTTGGCCTTCAACCCATTCCCGGAAGCGTACGGGCCTGTAGATCTGCCCGTACGCTCGGATCCAGTCGTAGGCTAGTGCCGCGCGATTGTTGTTCCAGAGGTGGGCGAGGTAAACGCTTTTGGGTCCAGTCCGGATTCCTCGGCCCACGCCTTGATGGTCGCGGTGAGGTAGGCCATCGGACGTTTGGTCTTGCGCAGCACGTTCCAGAAGTTCGGCTGCATCGTCTGGAAGTATGCGAGGAACGTGCTCACGCAGGCCGTGGTTTCCTCGTCGGACAATGCGGGCTTGCTTTTGACCAGGAGGATGGCCTGGACGAGTTCGATGGGCAGTTCCGCGTTGTTGAGGTTCGGCAGGTCGAGTTTGACGCCGGCGACCTCGAGGTGCACGTCGGGTTTGAGCTCTTCCGCTTCGGTCAGGTCTACGTCCACGACATGGTATTCTTTGTCGCTCATGTTGGCTCCGTTCTAATGGTTGGCGGTTGAATGGGTGTCCCGTGCGGCCGACCGCCATCGGCCGCACGGGAAGAATCAATGGGTCACTTGGCGTCTTCAGTGACGAGGCCCCATGCGTGGAACTGTTCGCCGTTGGTGCCCTTGAGCATCTTGAACGTCATGCTGAAGTTCATGATCTCGCTGGATTTCAGGCTCACGTCGTCACGGTCGCTCACCTTCGCGTTGGTGCCGTACAGGAGGAACGGACGGTCCTGCTGGTCGAGCGCGACCAGCACGAGGATCCACTCCTTCTTCAATCCGGCGCCCTTGATGCTGATGCCGCCGTCCGAATCGACGTCCACGTCGAAGTAGGCCGACACCACATCCTTGCGGCCCTCCATGGCGGCGAGCTGCAGGGTCCAGTAGCCCGGATCCGTGTCGGACAGCACGATGTCGCCGTTGTGGGCCTTGTAGTCGGTGCTGTCGCCCGGTTCCGGATGCAGGACGGCGCCGTCCTCCGTGGAGTAGCCGATCGGCTTCTTGCTTGCCGGCGGGGTCCAGGCCACTCCGGTCGGAGCCACGAACGTGCTGTCGCCCTTGGGGAACAGGAACAGCGCGTAGTTCTTGATCAGGCGCACGTTGCCTGCGGTGTTGCCGCTGGACACGTACCCGTAGTCGGTCGCGCCCTGCGCGGCGACGGTGGTTTTTTCGTTGTTGTCAGACATTCGTCTGCACCTTTCCGTTCTTCGCGTGTGGCGGCACGTTGTCTTTGGTTGTGTTTCAGTTGACGGTGACCTCGAGCAGGAGCACTCCGTACGCGCACACCAGCCTCTTGTCCTCGTCAGTCATGCGTACCGGCCCGGATTCGAGTGACGCGTCGATGAGCGGCGCGACGTTTCCGAGCCCGATGATCTCCCTCGCGATGTCGGCCCACAGGCGTGCGGCCTTGTCCCAGTCGCCCGTATGGTCCTCTCTCATGCATCGCACGCTCAGCCGCAGCCGCACGTACTGCGAGATTGGGGTGCTCATGCCTTGCATGGAGTCGGCCAGCGTGGCTTCGGTGAAGGGAGGTTCGAGGTCGCTTCGTTCGATGGTGTCGAACGTCACGTCCGGGAACAGTGTCCTCAGTTTGGGCAGGAGCAGGGGTTCCGTGCGCCGGGGAGTGACCGGGATGCTCATACGCGCATCCTTCCGAGCGTGTCCTCCAGCGTGCCGTGCGCCTTCTCCACCGGTGCCGGGCAGATGATCGCCACGCCGCTGCGGTTCTTGCCGTCATGGTCGCGGACCATGCAACGGTCATCCTCTACGGCGGCCTCGGCCGCGTCCCTCATGCGCGAGCGCAATGTCTCGTTTTTGAGGACCTGTTGGCTGAACGCCTTGCGGTTGAATACGAATCTGCATCGTTTGGCCATGCTTATCCTTCCCGTTCGCCCACGGTGATGACGTCGCCGATGTGGCGTCCGTGGAGGTTGTTCCACACTTGCGGTTTTCCTTTGACGGGCAGGAGGATGCCTCTGACTTTGATCAGGTCGGTGGCTTGGATGCCTGTCGGCTGGCTACCGCGGATGTGGATCGTGTATTCGATGGTCTGCGGGCTGGCGTTCTCCTCGGTCTGGTCGGTGGTGGAGGTTGGCGCGACCATCGCCTGGAACGTGCCGACGCGGACGGGTTTGCCCTGGATGGGGTTGCCGTCCGTGTCGGTGGTGGACTGGCCGCGCCACACTTCGATGGTTTCCACTAGGACGTCTCCCCCGTTGCCATGTCGACGCTGAACGCGCGCTGAGCGTTGATGCCAAGGATGCGTTTCTCGTCGTCGCGCAGCCAGAGATCGCCGGTGGGCGCTCCGAAACTGTATTGTTCGCTGAAGCTGCCGGTGGTCTGGTTCATCTGCGTGATGCCGCCGGGAATGTCGTACGGGTCGGCCTGCATGATTCTGCGGACGATGTCGCAGGTGATCTTCGTCAGCAGGCGTGGCCGTTCTTCGAGGAGCCGCCGCCAGATGGGCGAGCGTTCCTTGATGTAGTCGGTCACGTCCGCGAGATGCGTGTCGGCTTTCTGACGTTCCTCGTCGGTGAGCTTGTGCCACCTCCGTTCGAGATCGTCGGAGGTGGCGAACATGTCCGGTTCGTCCGTCATGGTCACTTCTTGTCCGGCAGCTTGATCACCCCGGAGGCCGCGAGGCCGGTGATAGTGTCATCGAACTGTTTCGCCAAAGTATTGAAAGCCGTGACGAGTTTGTCGAATTCATCCTTGGTCGGAGCGGCTGCGGCGGCCTTGACGATGTTGCCGTCAACGTTGCCAATCGTCTGTTCGGGCGCGAACTGCTTGATGCCGCCGAGGGTGTCCTTGCCGGCCTCCGGCAGTTCGTAGGCACCGGAACCGGCGGAGAAGGCGGTGCCGTCAGTGTTGACAAGCCGCACCTGCGCGTCCAACGGTCCGATCGTATGCTTCTTCTTACCTGACGGATTGACCACAAGGGTCTGGATGGGGAAACTCATCGTTCACCTCATTCCGTGGCCTTGAGTACGGCGAACGCCTTCGGATCGATGATCGCGAACGCGTACATCGCCTCGGTGCGGTATGCGATCTGGTTGTGGGCCTTCAGGTCCACGCCGGTCTGGTCCGGGTCGCCGTAGGCGATGATCTCGCTGGTCAGGTCGCGGACCATGCCCCATTTGATGAGGCTGAAGTCTCCCATGAACGCGAGCACCTTCGTCGGGGTCTTGGCCAGTCGTCCGTTGACGGTTCCGGAGGTCGCGGCGGTGATGCCGTCCAGGCTGCCGGCCTGCAGGTTCAGCGGGATCTCCGGGTAGAAGCGCATGCCGGTGGAGGGGACGCGCAGCTTGCGCAGGCGGGACGCCCAGGTCTTGGACAGGGCGACACCGTTGATGTCGTAGGAGTCGTTCAGCGCATCGGCCAGGGCGTCCACGTTGCTGATTTCGTCATCGCCGGCGATCACCTGCACGGCGGACGTGCTCAATGGGTCGAATCCGGAGAGCGCTTCACCGGTCTTGGGGTTGATCGCATGGTAGATCACGTAGTCGAGGGCGCGGCCCAGTGCGGCTGCCTGATCGGCCTGGATGCTGCGGATGATCTGCAGCTGGTTGTCCTCGTCGGCCCACTGGAGTTCGCTGGTGACGCGGGTGGTGGTCTGCACCTTGAAGCGCTTCGCCACGACGGAGTCCACGGTCTGCTCGTAGCTGCTCTTGACCGCGCCTTCGGCCACGACCTCGGCTTCGCTCTTGCCGTTGAACACGAGGTAGTCGGCGTCGGAGAAGATCTGTGGCGTGCTGGGGCTCAGGGACGCGATGGTGCTGGTGTCCTTGGCCTTGTTCACGATTTCGGTGGCCACGCTCACGGGGAGCTTGATCTGGTCTGTTTTCATCGCCATGATGGCTTGTCCTTTCGGATGGTTGGGTTATTCGCCTAGGAGCTGGTGGATGTACGAGAGCTCTTCGGCGTCCTTGTTGTTGTTCTGGTGCGATGGAGAGCCCGTCTGGTTCCTCACCTGAGGCGGCTTGGATGCCGGATGCAGCGCCGCGTGCAGGAGGTCCGCATGCGCCTCGAGTTCCTCCTTGGTTCCGCCGCGCAGCAGTTCGGCCGGAACGTCCTTGTCTTTGGCGACTTCGGACACCCATTCCGCGTGCTGCTTCTCGGCCGCGGCGTCGTCGATCTGCTTGCGCAGCGCCGCGTTCGATTCCTTGAGTTTGTCGATTTCGCTCTTTCCGGCGTTCTCCATCTCGTCGAGTTTCATGGCCTTGGACTTGAGCTCGTCGTAGTCCTTGTACTTGCCGCGCTCCTTGGCCAGTCGCTTCTCGACGATCTGGTCGACCTGTTCCTGGGTGAACGACCTCGGCTCACCGCCGTCGCCACCGTCATTGGAACCGCCCTCGTCGCCACCGCCGTCGATGAGACGGATGTGTGCCGGGAATCGGAATCTGATGGACATGCTGCTCTCCTTTGCTGTTTCCCGTGGATTCGAGTTCGACCGCGCCACGGTGCGCTGTATGGTCCTCCCACGCGATACGGCGCATGGTCGCCGCCAACCTGAATGGCTGGCCGAGTGGTGGATGCAGGATTCGCACCTGCGCGGCTGTGAAGCGCCCGAGTTACAGTCGGGTCCATTCGTCTGCTCTGGCAATCCACCGAAATCAATGGTTTTTGGTAAAATAGAAGTACCGGAGGTCCCGTGCAGACTTGAAATAATAGCCTATTCGTGCGGGAGTGCCTCCGGGTTTTTATTGCAGCTCGATTTCTCTCATCCCGTTGTTGTCCAATAGGAACAAACGTCTGATCTTGTTTTTCTTATGCAGCGCGTTATAGCGGGAAAGTTGCGTCACCAGTTTCTCCGGAGCCGAGTATCCAGTGAGATCCACAATGAATGCATCCTTCACGACACCATGCTGCTCGGCTTTGGATACCGCTTTTGAGATGTTCTTCGAAATGGATCCGTAGTCTGGGCGTTTTTGCCGAGATGACTTAACCTCGCACTCAAGGTCTTGCTCAATCCATTTCAAGTCATTCGTCGATTTGTGCCCCAAAGTATCGCGTGGAATCCATTCGTAATGCTGTCCGAGTGACTTGAAATGTTCCAGGAACACGATTTCATGCATCTCAAGGACGTCTGCGTCTACTGGGACGCCAAGCGCCTTCTGCCTTCCATCCCATCCTTTCTTGCTTAATGATTTCTCGTCGCGCATGCCGGTGAAATCATGTTCGACTTTGAAAGACGCACGTTTCTTCGGCATGATCCCGTCGCTCAATTGCTTAGGGAACTTATGACGCATAACGAATGTGACGGCATTCGCGTCGGCCGAATCCAACTTGATTCCGGCTTCCTCGGCGGAGGACTTCCAATTCTTTCCCAATGCGTTGCCGTTGATGGCTTGCACGGCCTGATCGTACATGGCTTTATACTTCGCTTGGTCATAGCCGAAGATCTTGTCCTTGCCCCAGCTGCACACGGGAATGCAACGGCATTTGCCGTTATGGAAAGAGCCGCCGAAGTCCGCGCTTTCCTCACTGGTGTATGCGAATCCTCGGCTGGCGAGCATCACGCAAAATGCACAAGGATTGGAGCCTCGTGGGACGCGTGCCCATCCAGGATGCGTCTCGTCGGCGTCGCGGTTGTTCTGCGTGGTCAATCGTACAGACCTGCTCATCATGTCGGCAATGAACTGCTGCCAGTCGTCCACCGTCTTCAGGTCGGGCCAAAGGTCTTCAACAGTCAGCCCGTTGGCGTTGCCATGCTTCAAATTAGTGTAGTTATGCCCATTCCAATCGGTTCCAGTGAAACCGCCTACCTGACGGTATAGCACTTCATATTCGTCGCAAGTAGATGAGACGTAGGGCGGCATTTTGATGCCGGCGTATTTCTGCCACAGGTTCCTGGTGTCAGTGTAGTACCTGCGTGATCGTTCGGACGCATCGCGGGTGTACCTGAGCACTATGTCTTGTCGTTCCAACGGTTTCGCGGATTCCATCGCGTCGGTGGCGTCGTCTGTCAGATTCTCAAGATCAGTCTCGTAATCCCTATGCAGTTTCTCCAGTTTCTGACGAAGCTGCGCTTTCGCCGGTTCCGGCAGATCCAGATTGTTCAGATCCATCCGTCACCTCCGAGGACGCCGCGCTTCTGTCCATGAGCTGGTCGATGCGTTGTTCCGATTTCTGCCGTTGCTGGTCGGCGCGTAGGCGGGTGATTTCCTCGCGGGTCAGGCCGAGACGTTCGAGTCCGACATCGGAGTCGGCGTAGCCGGTGATCTTGTCGGCGATCTTCGTGAACGCGTCGGCGCGCGCCGCGTCGGAGATTTCCCTTGTGGGCGCCCATACCGGATGCACGTCGCGCATGGAGTCGGGTATCGTGTTCGCGCCTTCGCGCAACGCCACGGCGATGCCCATGGCCCGTTTGAGTTCCCGTCCGAAGGCCACGTTCTGCTTGTCGGCGATGCGCGTCAACCGTCGTTCGGCGGATGCCATGGCCTCGGCGCTGGTCGGATTGTCCAACGTGATGCCCAGATAGTCGACCGGCACCCGGGTCTGCGAGGCGACGAGCATGGCCATCGTCTTGAGCATGTCCGAATGGGGCGTCATGGACGCCTGCTGCACCTGCTGCAATTGGGGAAGGTTGCCGTCCTCGTCGGCACTGATCGCGTTGATCGCCTGGATGAGACTCTTCCACGTGTTGCTGCTGAACGCGTCCCTGTTCGCTCCGATGAACCAGAGTTTCGGAACGGAATAGAATTCGGCCGACGCCTCCATGCGGACCACGGTACGGAATCCAGCATCGACAAGGCTCATGAGCGAACGGCTGATGCGGCTGTGGCCGAACGGCCGGTCCATCTGCCTGTCATAGGCGAGCGAGACGACCGTCGGCTGATCGAAGTTCGTTTCGTTTTTCTCCGCACGCCATGGCATCAGGTGGCCGGAGCATTCGTAGACCTTGCCTGGAAGCCACACGTTGAACGCGCATATCCGCCCGTCCTTATCGTCCTCGGTGATGGTCAACGCGGCGGCCAGACGATGGTTGCGCCGGTCCCAGATGCCCGCGGACCAGTCGGCGGAACGCGGAATCATACTGATTCGTTCCGGATCCTCCGGGTCTGCGGCGATGGTCAGGAAACTGCATGAATGCTTGTAAGCGGATACGATCAGTTCTGACGTGGCCACGTCCAATTGGTTGTCCTCGAACAGGTCGCCAACGCCCATCGTGTCGTCACCGGAAATGCTGAACCCTTCCAGGTCGCTCAAATCGCTCAATGAGCGGACGGCCAGTTCCGGCCATCCAATCATCGCCTCGACCTTGTTTTTGATCTGGTCCGGGATGGAGATTCCGAAGTCCTTGAACCGTTCCTTGCAGTCGTAGTAGGCTCCGCGGATCAGGTTGCGTGGATATTTCTCTCGCCATACGCGCAACAGTTCGTGGATGATGGGCATGTCCTCGTCGTCGACGCCGAGGATGGTGCCGACGTTTCCGCTTGCGGTGTCGAGGTAGCTGCTGCCGGTGAATTTCGGAGCGACACTTACCGTTGTGCCGTCGGCCATGTAGAACACCATCAGAACATCACCTCCTGTCGTCTTCCCGGATGTCGTTTCGTCGTGAACGCCCCATACAGGGCGAGAGTGGTGGATACGAGCGGGGTTATGTCGATGTCACTGCCGAGTTTGTTCCAGGCGATCGCGCCGGACTGTCCCAATGGACGCGTGGTCGCGCCCTTGACGGCTGCGGCCAGCTGCGGCTGGTATTCGTCCCGCGGGTGCTTGAGCGTTCCGGCTTTGAGCATGTCGAGGAACCGTCCGCATGCGCGGCCCATCTCCTGCATGTTCGTGACCGTGACCTTCACATGCGCTTTCTTCAGTTCCGGCAGCAGGCTCATGGCGGGCGACTGCGCGTCGATGACCACGCTGGCGGTCTTCGGCCAATGTTCGGCGAGCCAGTCCACGGCCCACATGGTTCCCGCCTGCCTCGCATCCTTGATGTTCGCCATCTGGATGATTGCCGAACCGTCCGCGTACCGTAGCGCGGCTCCGATGGTCAGCACGCTCCTGTCCGGAGGCATGTCGATGCCGAAGCTCACCGTGCCGCCCTCGGGCACGTCGTCGATGGCCGCGGCCTGCCACAGGTCCGGGCTGATGGCGTATGCGGTGGCGGTCTCATCCCATATGCCAAGCGCCTCGCGACGGAATGAATCGTCCGACAGGTTGTTGCGCATGCGCATGATTGCCTGTTCGCTTGTACGTTTCGGATAGCTGGGATTCGCTTTAGCCCACTGTTCGCGGTCGTCCGAATCCGCGTCCTTGTCGGCGGCAAGCTCCACGTAGAGGAGGTTTCCGTCATGGTTCAGCGCGTGCATGCGTTTCTCCGTGAACGCATCGCACTGGTCTCCCGGCTTGGGTGGATTGCCCATATACACGACCAGGGGGTTAGGACTCGTGTTCAAAACCGGAATCATGTTGTCCATCGCGCGCACTGTGAGAATCTGCGCTTCATCGAACACAGCCACGTCCACGCTGTGCAATCCTCGGCCGAAGCCGTTTTCGCGGGCGCCGAACATGATGCGGCTGCCGGACGTGAACGTGATCTCCTGTTGGCCGTTTGCTCTGCGGATGCGTTCCACGTACCGGCCGAGCACTGGATTATGCTCCATCTCGCACATGTCCGCGAATGTCTCGTCGCTGGTGCGCGTATGGTGGGCGGTCCAGATGGCTTTCAGGTTCGGTGTGAGTATCGCCTTGAGGAACAACGCGGTGCCGACGGTGAAGGTCTTGCCGATCTGCCTGCAGCTGGACAGCACGGCGCCGTCCGCGCCACACGCATACTTGCCTTCCGCGTTCTTGGCGAACAGGAGCCACAAGAAGCCCTGCTGCCACAAGTCGAAACGGATGCCGGCCTTGCGCGCGGCTTTGTTGATTCGAGTGAACTCGCTGCCGATGATGCCTTCCGGCTGGCGGAGGACCTTGGCGATTTCAGACAATCGACGCTCCGACATCGTCCGTCACCTCGTCTTCCTCATCGTCCAGCAGGTCGGTCAGACCTCCGCCTTGGAGCGATTCGATGCGTTCGCATACGTCGATGAGCTGGCGGCTGATCGCGGGCAGTGCGTTTGCCGGTGTGGACGTGTTGTTCATGGCCTTCTGCAGTCGGTCGCGGTTGGCGCGCAGTATGTCCAGCATGCTGCCGTCCATCATCCGTTCGAAGCTCCGCTGGTCGAGATCCTGCTCCGGCTTCTGTTTCGTTTCCACGGCTTTGACGGGCGGCTTACCGTTCCGGTCCCGTGCGGGCCTGTTCTTTTTCCGACGATAATCGGCTTTCTGGCGGCAGGACTTGGAACAGTACTTCTGAGGCCGCCCATGGCCGGAAGGCTGGAATTCCTTGCCGCAGAGTTCGCACTTCATCGGCGCCTCCCTCGCTTTCCGACCTTTCGTTGTTTCCCCTGTTTCCGACGTTTGCATTCCGGGAGGGATATCGGCACTGCACTCGAGGCGACCGGGAGGGGGCATACCCGGGGTCCCCGCCCTGGTATCGGAGTCAGATGCCGAACGTTTTGAACGGCATCGAGCTTGCTTTCACTTCCTGTCTGCCAGCCAGCAGCGCTCGTGCGTGTTCGTCTGTCTTGTCGCTCTTGAACCTGTTGCATCTGCGGTGCGTGAGCCTGCAGTTAGTGAAGCTGTATGGATCACCGCCACGTGAGACCGGTACGAGCTCGTCGACTTCGGCGCTCATCGGATGTGGTGTCTTCAATGTCTTGTCGACTGGCTTGCCACAGATGGCACACACGTCGTATGCGGCCAGCACTCTTGCCCTGAGCTGTCTGCGCCGCCAGCCGTTGCTGACACGCTCGTTACGCCGCTTGCTCATGTGGCCTCCCCACATGTATGAGCCCCGGGGTGTCATGGATGCATCAATGATTATCTTCGCCGTTGGCTTGCTGGAATGCCGGTATAGGGGCTCCCGTATATGGACACTCCCGTGTCTTGTAGGGGCTCCCCATCATCTGCGAATACCCCTACCCCGGGTTTGTTTCATGGGTGCCTTCGGCGGGATTCGAACCCGCGTCCACACGCGGCCACAAGGAAGAGAACCCAATAAAGACTCGCGGCCGGTACGATCTACCACTGATTCCTACGAAGGCATACCGGCAGGCGGATTTGAGCATCACCGCATCACGGAAGCACGGGATTGGCTTGCCTGCCACATTGGGGTATGTCCACTCTGACGGGAGTGGGCGGAGCGTGTCCGATATGCCGTTCGGACAGGACGGTGTTACGCAACCCAAGGAGTTAGGAGAATCCAAGGTGGATATGAAAAGGGTTCAAACCGCATGTCTTCGGTTTGAACCCTCTAATCCACTGACAATTGTGCGTTGCACTTTCGATTTTGTCAAATCGAGTCGCGTCGCACGACCTGTCCATGCACATCGGAAAGCCTGTACAACGGCTGCCCCTTCACGTTTTCACCAACCGGCTGGAGCCTGCCGCGCTTGCGCCATGAGCGAATCGTGTTCGCATTGCACTGGAATCCGCATTCGCGCAGCAGCTCCGCGCACTCCCCCGCCGTGAACGCGCGTCCCGACCGAACGCATTCCATCAGGAACCCCAACCGCACATCCGCCACAAGGTAAGTGTTGCCACACACGGGACATGCAACGCTTACCGCGCCGACCGCCGCTGTCAATTCGACTCCGCACAGCGGGTTCGGGCATCTTCCGATGCCATGTTTCGCAGGCGGCACGTCGATGATGTCCAGCGTCTTTCGAACCATCGACTCCCACTCATGGTAGAAGTCGGCGATATCAGGCATGCGGCGCAGTCGAGGACTGCCGGCGCAGACACGCAGCATGTCCACCAGCGGCGGATGCACGCCACAGGTAGCCCAAGGCATGGCAGGCGGAGCATACAACCGGCGCCAGAGTGCGATCGCGGCATCCTCGATGTCCTGCATGTGGTCGAGCACCGGCAATCGGATTGGCGTCGGCGCGGCTGGAAGGTTGACGCGTCCAGGCTGGCGGCCTCCGTAGTGCGCGGTCGAGTCCAGGAACTCATGCAGCGAATCCAACCATGATGGATATTCCCGCAGCCAGCCACGCATCAGCCCATCGCATTTCGCGCACATGGCGTCGCCGACAGCGCATCCTCCGCCGCAGACGAGGCACACACCGGCGAGCGCTGGTGTTGTTTGGCTGGTGTTTGTTGTGGTGTTGGTGGTGGTTGGTTGGGATTCGTTGGTTGGTTCGTTCATTTGTTCGATTCCCTCCGGCGGGTGTAGTCTGGTTTGTGGTGATGCCAGGAGCCCGGCCGGAAGGTCGGGTTTCTTGTTATTCGCGGGTGTGTTGGATGATCGCTTTGATTTCCTCTTTGGGGACTTGTGGCATCAGTGGCGCGATCTCATCGAGGCTGTATCCGGCCTGATGCCATTTGATGATCATGTCCATGAGGGTTTTCTTCACTTTCATTTCGTTTCCCTTCGTATTTGCTGGATGATCGTCTCGTATGGTTTGCGGTGGAAGATGCGTATCCACCATTCGGGGCGGCGGCCCCATATGGTTTTGACTTCGGTGAGGGGAAACCATGATACGTACCATTTTTGGCAATTTCCGCAGTACAGCACCTCGCCTTCCTCCTTCGGTCTGGGATGCTCATGGTCGAACGCTGGCGGCCTTGGCACCAAATAACTTCGATTGCTCATTTTGTGTCCTTGAGTGTGATGCGTTTCATTCCTTCGCCGCCTTCATTTCTTGGACTTCACCGTCGAAAAAATCGATGATGAGATTGCAGATGGCGACCGCCGACGTTTTGAGCTGGGTTTTTTCCTCTTCGTTTTCGGCTTTGATGGCGAAAACGCCATCCTTGCTGTTGAAATTGATTCTCATTTCGTGTCCTTCGTGGTTGGGCGGACGGTGAATGCGACGAGTCCGGTCTTGGCATGGAACACCTTGGCCGGCTCGCCAGTCCTCAAGGACATGGCCTGCGCGTAGTCGCCGGCATCGTCGATGTTCTCGAACGTTCTGACGCCTTCCTGGGTGACGACGTTGTAGCTCATCTTGCCGGCTCCTTGCCCACTACGCTCACATGGCTCCAGTCGCATGACAGGCCGCCCTGCTTGTAGCCCGAGTAGACGACGCAGTCCACTTTCCTCGTGTCGGTCAGGGTGATGACGCATTCCGTGAATACGTCGGCCTCGGCGGAGCACTGCGAGTCGACGGACCTGACCGCATGCGCTGGCGTGGAAGGCTCCGACGCGCTTCCGCATCCTGCGAGCGCGGTGCAGAGGGTGAGGGTGATGGCGGTAAGTGTGGCGCAGATGGTGTTTCTCATTGTTCGTTCCTTTGATGGCTGGCGTGGTGGTTCCAGAGGCGGATGGCTTTTTTGAGGCTTCTGCCGTCGACGTGGAGGATGCATTTGTGCCGGCAGTTGGGGCAGATGCAGCCGTAGATAGTGTTGTCCGGTTTGCGTGTGCGGAGTTTGTAGATGGTGCCGAGGGTCAGGATGAGCGGCTGTGACTTGCGGCATGCCGGGCAGGGTGCGGGTCTGCGCCATTTGCGTGGGTTGGTGGCGATTCTGACGGTGTGCATTTCATTCCTTTCCGTAGATGGCGAGGCTTCTTATGCCGTCGCTCATGCTGTTGGAACATGTGTTCGGATCGTGGGCGATGATGTCGTTTCCGATGCCCTGGAAGCGGAGGCTGGCGATGCCGTCCGGATGTCGGATGAGTTCGAGCCGGCCGTCGATGATGACGTCCTGGTCTGTTTGGGCGATGCAGCGGCGGCCGATCAGGATGGCCGGGTCGGCCGACCGCCACTTGTGCAATGGGACGATGATGCTCATTCCCGGCCGCCCATCCAGCCGATCAGGAAGGCGAGCGCCAGGAGGATTATCGCGGTGTGGCTCATGCCGTTCCTCCGATCTCCGGGCTGGCCAGCATCTCGGTGATCGCGTCCTTGGCTATCAGGCGCCATGGTTCGCGGCCGTCGTCGTCGAGGTTTTCCCACGTGAGGTGTTTGCGGTGGCCGTTGGCGTGGAATCGGTTGTAGATGGCGTGCGCGACGGCGTATTGCGTGTCGAGGCTGATGACGAGCTGGTCTTGCTGGTCTTCGGTCATTGGTAGGTCTCCGGTCTTGGCGGTGCGAGCAGTGCGGCGAACGCATAGCTGGCGAGGCTGGTGGCGAGCGCCGCGATGGTCAGTGCGGTGTGGATGGCGAGCCACGTGATTGGTGTCCACTGGTGGAGCGCCTGTCCGATGATCGCCCTGATGACGGCGTGCGGGATGAGCAGCAGCGCGAGGAGGGTGAACAGCGTGGCCATGGCGTCTCCGAGCCGGTCGGCGAGGTGGCTGATGGTCTTTCTCACTTGTGGTCTCCCGTCTTGACGGCGAGTGTCTCGAGCATGGCCTTGTAGTCTTTGATGTCGCGTGCGATGCAGGATTTCACCCGGTGCGGGCCGCTGTCGCCCTGGTATGGATCCGGGGCGCCGAGCACGGTGACGAGTCGGCGGATGGTGGCCATGTCGTATTTGCGGTAGGTGAGCCACGCGTCAGGGTTGAGGTTGAGTCGGCGGAGGAAGTCAAGGTCGAAGTCCACGTTGGTCCCCGCGGGGACGAGGGAGAAGCGCTGGGAGAGCGAGTCAAGGAATTCCTCCACGGCGTTGGCCACGACGACCATGCTGTCATTGCGCACGGAGCCTCCCATGAGTTCGAACAGCAGGCCGTTGTCGGTGTGCATGGAGAAGGCGACGGGGCTCATGGACAGGAGGTCGAGTCTGTCCGGGCGGATGATGCGGGACAATGATCCGAACTTTTGTTCGCCCAGCATGTCGGTACATTCCATACCGATCTCCAATGGCAGGCTTTTGCGCCTGTCCACGCCTGTGGTCTCAAAGTCGATCCACAGCAGCGCCTCCGGTTTGCCGTTATTCTCGTGCATTTGTCATTCCTTCCGTTTGAATTGTCAATGTTTCGCGCATGGTCAATGGCGTGGCCGTGCCGTCCTGGTTGAGCCAGAGCCATCTCCCCTGCCAGTCGCGCACTGGGGTGGAGAGAGGATCTATGCCGAGCGGGACGATCAGTCCAAGCCGTTCGGCCTCAGCCACATGCTGGTGGACCCACCCATGGCAGCCGGTCGTGCCCGAACCGCACAGCTCGACGATGTTGGCCGGACTGTGCCTCACATCCGGATCCGCCGCCCGCCGCAGTTGACGGTGATGGCCGGAGCGTCCAGGCCAGCATGACGGGTTATGGATGTTCGTCCCGCAACGCAGGCAATGCCATCCCTGCCGCTCCAAGGCGGCACGCTTGGAATCATCGAACTCATTCACAACGCACCCCCTCCCGCATCAGACCGTCGACCAACACCAAACACGAAGTGCAATTGGCCCTCAGCCCGGCCGCCATCGCCACGATGCCGTCATCCGCCCTGCCGCCGGCGAGCGCTCGCAGTTCGATTGTGCTGGCGGTCTGGGCGGTGTCGGCGAGGAGACGGCTGAGTCTGTCGAGTTGTTCCCTGGTCATTCGTCGTCTTCTTCGTTTTCGTCGTCTTCTTCGTTTTCGTCGGCTTCGCTGATGGCGGCGGCGAGCTGGTCGAGGTGGCTGGTTTCGTCGTCGGTGGGCGTGTAGCCGAGGTCTTGGAGGATCTGGTAGTAGCCGGGGATGCGTCTGCTGGTGTCGTTGACGGTGGCCCAGTCGGCCGCGTCGATGAACCATTCGATGCGTGCGGCGAGGATTTGCACCGCCCAGACCGCCCAGACCGCCCAGACCGCCCAGTCGGGTTCGTCGAGGTGGTAGCGGAGTTCGGCGAGCGCCCGTTCCGGTTCGATGCCGCTGATGGTGGTGAATTGTTCGCCACCGCATGCGGCGTCGTTCCATGTGCCCAGCGCCTGCGTGTAGCCCTGCGGGTCCGGGTCGATGATCTGCAGGAGTCCGAGCCGGGCCGTGGTTTCGACGAGCTTGTCGCGTTTGACGCCGTGGAGATGGCCGTGGAGCCATGTCATGCGCTTGTCTGCTGATGCGGCGGCGTATTCCTCGAGCGCGTGCCGGCGGGCGTCGCGTTCGGCCTGTTCGGCGGCCCGTCGGGCTTCCTTTTCGGCGTCGGCGGTCTTGTCGCGGCGGGTCCAGAGGTAGACCTGCTCCATGTGGATGGATACGGCTGCGGGGTTCAGTTCGCGGATCTTCTCGATGGCTTCTTCGGGGGTGCCGGTGGATGGGAACATGCAGCCGGCGTATCGCCATTCCGGGTCGCTGTAGGGCTTTTCGGGGTCGGGGATGAGGTTGATGCCGTTGTCGGGCTCCCCGAGGAGCGCGGCGACCGATTCGACCCATTGCCGGTCGCGGTCGTCGCGTTCGATGTTGCGGAGGATGTAGTCGAAGTTCGAGGTGCCGGCCGCCTGCGCGAGCTTCTTCTGCCTGTCCGGCTGGCCGTCGTATCGCGCTATGGCCACGAGCTGGCCGATGGAGATCTGGCCGAAATCGTCGCGGGATGCTCTGACCTCGGTCTTGATGCTGGCGGCCTTGGCGCGGTCACGCACATAGTCGGCGCTTCGGCCGAGCCGGTAGGCGACGCTGGCGGTGGTGGCCCCGAGAGCGAGCATGCCCTGGATGGCGTCAGCCTCCTCCAACACGGTGAGCTGTTCGCGCTGGCAGTTCTCGGTGACCATGGCCTCCAACTGCTGCAATGGGTCGAGCTGGAGCACGAAGCATGGGACGGCTCTGATTCCGGCCTGTTTGCATGCGGCGAGCCTGCGGTGGCCGGCGATGACCCTGTAGCGCTCGCCGTTGGGTACGACACTGAGGGGCGTGAGGAGGCCGTTGGTTTTGATGCTGGCGGCGAGGTCGGTCACGTCGCCGATGTTTTTGCGTGGATTGTCGGGGTGGGGGTCGATGAGGCTGGTGTTGATGAGCTTGATCTGGTTGCTTTGGTAGCTGCTCATTGCTTCTCCTTGCTGGTTTCTTGGTTGAGTTCATCTGCGCATGCCTGGCACGCGAGATACCACTTGGAAGGGTTGCCTTCCCTGAGGCTGCCGCTGTGGTCGTATTCGTCCTCATGTGGATCCATGAGCTGGTGGACGTGTTCGCAGTTCCAGGTGTGCTTGTGCTGGCGCGTGGGTGTGATGGGTTCCGGCGCCCATGTCTCCCATTGGTCGCGGAGCCATGTGGCGAGTCGTGGGACCTGCCGTTGTGGCACGTGGCCGTCGTTGACAGCTCGCCGGTAGCGTCGGACGGCGGATTGGAGTCGGGCGAGCTGGACCGGGTTCTCGGTGATCGTCTCGACGAGGTCCCGCGCTTCGCGTTCGGCCTTGCGGCCTTTCGCGCCGATGGTGCCGGGGTAGGTTTCGGCGATGGCGGCGAAGGCGTCCGGCGCTTCGCTGGCGGTTTGCTTCGCGGTGCCGGCGGGAGGGGTCGGAGAGGGTATATCGGTATCGGTATCGGTTTTATGCCATGTTTTTGCTTGGCTGTCCTCTAGCAACTTGCTAGACGGTTTGCTACCTGTCTCGCTACTGTTTTGCTCTCCGTTTGCTTGGCTGTTTGCTAGCAAGTTGCCAGACGTTTGCTTGGCCTTTTGGTTGGCGGCCTTACGCCGTCCGCCCTTGCTTCCGGCCTTGCGCCGGGCCTCGCGCTGTTCCTCGGTGAGCGTCTTGGGTTCCTTGCAGATGCCTTCGGCGTAGACGGGCCTCCAGCCGCCGTCGTGCTCCTCCATGAGCCCCATGTCGATGAGCTGCTGGAGTTGTTTCATGGTGCCGCCGGCGTCCTTGAGGTCGAGCTTGTCGAAGTGGCCTGGGTACGCGGCCGGATCCTTGGCTTGCATCGAGATGCCCTTGGAGTGGATGACGCAGAGTTTGACCCACAGGCCCACGGTGGCGAGCGGCAGGCGGCGGATGCGCCTGTCGTCGGCCATCTGGTCGTCGATGATGAACCACATATCTCTCTTGCTCCTTCCGTGGTTCAGTCGATCTCGCCGGTGTCCGGATCGACGGTCGCCTCCACGTCGCCGTCGTCCATGTCGAGGCTGCGGCGCAGGTCGTCGATGAGGATCATCTGCCGTGACGTGGCGGGCTTCGCGCACATGTTCTCCATGGCCAGGCCGGCGTCGAGGATGCGCTGCGCGAGGTCCGCGCAGTCGTACACGGCTTCGGTGATGGCGTGGATGCCGCCCCACTTGTCGATGTGCTCCTGCTTGCTTTTGGTGTCCATGACGGTGCGGCATGCCTTGAGCACGACGGCCGCGGCTTTGGTGACCTGCTGGGTCTTGCCGATGAGGTCGATGAGTGTGTCTGGCGTGGCTTCCTGCGGGATGAGCGCCTGTTGTTCGCTGGCTTTCATTGCTGCTCCTTAGAATTCCGGTTCCGGATCGGGTTTGCCGAAGTCTCCGAATGATGACTGGTCGGACGCCGGAGCGCCCCACGGATCATCGGCCGGCGGCTGGGCGGGTTGCTGTGTCTGCGCCGGCTGTTGCGGCCGTTGGCTCCAGCCGCCTGCGCCGGTGTTGACGGTCGGCGTCTGCGCGGCGGGATTGCCGTAGACGGGACCTTGCGGCTGTCGGCTGATGCGGCTGACCTGCGCGGTGGCGTAGCGCAGGCTCGGGCCGATCTCGTCAACCTGCAGTTCCATGACGGTTCTGTTGGTGCCGTCCTGTGCCTGGTAGGAATGCTGTTGGAGGCGTCCCTGCGCGATTACGCGCATGCCTTTCGAGAGGCTCTGCGCGCAATGCGAGGCCATGTCACGCCATGCCGAGCAGCGCATGAACAGCGCCGCCCCATCCTCGTACTGGCCGGTCTGCTTGTTATAGACGCGCGCGGTGTTTGCGATGGTGAAGCTGGCGACCTGCGCGCCCTGGCCGGTGGTTCTCAGTTCCGGATCCGCGGTGAGGTTGCCGACGATGGTGATGACGGTCTCTCCGATGGCCATGTCACTCCCCTCTCACGTATCCGGCCGGTTCCGGGCCGAGCTGGCTGGGATCCTTGGCCTTCCACGCGCATTTCGCGCGGAGGCATCCGGCCTCGCGGTCGATGACGATCTCGCCGAAGCGCGCCGGCGCGACCATGGTGAGGTTCCAGCCACGGTCGCGGTTGAGCGCGCTGATGGTCTCGTACAGTTCGCCGATCAGTTCGGCGGCCGTCATGCCGACGCTGGCGGGTGTGAGCGGCCACTCGAACCACTTCTCGCCTTCTGGTCTAATTGGTGTTTTGCTTGGCAACGTTTGCCTCCTTTGGATTGATGTCGTGCCGGGGCGCGGAATCGAACCGCGCATCCAACCGCCGGCGTGACCTGAACACGCCGATCCATGGCGCCCGCCTCCAATCGCGGGCCCCGGCGAGGGCCGGGCGGGAGGAGAAGAGAGAAGATGACCCGTCCGACCGGTTTTAACGTCTTTTCCTTGACGGGTGGGCGGTTCCGGCATGGCCGCGCATGACGAACCACGTCCATGCCGCAATGTGTGAGGAGCCGCCCAAGTCTTTCATCGCTCGAGTTCTTCCGCCCATCGGATGAAGCGGGGGTCGGAGCACAGGCGACGCATGATGACGGCCGTCGGGATGAGCACCGCGAACGGCACGGCGATGAGATGTTCGATCGGGTGCATGCACGCCGGCGTGCAATACAGCACCCACATGGCCAGCAACCACACCGCGAACAGCAGCTGATGCAAGATGATGCGGGCAAGGGCCTTCATCACATCAGCTCCTTGTTGATGGTGTCGATGACGATGTCCACGAGGTCGGCCACATCGATGTCGATAAATCCGACGATGTGACCGAGTGAACGCCTTGCTTCGATGTCGTTCCACCCGTCGGCATAGGCCGGACGGATGGCGTCGCCTTCGTCATCGAATTCCCTGAATATCGCTTCGACGCAGGCTTTGCGGATGGCGTTCATTTGTCCTCCTTTTCTTCCCATGGGTCAGGCCACGGGGTATCGGTACGCCAGTCGTTGTCGGTCATCGCGCACCTACCTCTTCCTCGTATTCGGCCGTGCACTGGTACAGGTGTTGCGCGAAATAGGCGATCATCTGCTCCTTCGGATACATGACGATTCGTCCTACCTTCACGAACTTCGGGCCGATGCCCGCGCTACGCCAGTACGCCAGGGTGCCTTCCTTGATGCCGCAGTTGTCCGCGATGTCCTTCGTTGTGTTCATCGGCTTCAACGCCGCCGCCAATGCGGCGAACACCTCTTTGTCATCCATCACGCGCCTGCTCCTTTCATGCGTTGGTAAGCGCCGATTGCTTTTCCGACGTGTTTCGTTTGAGGGCCTTCCTGCCGAGTGGGAGAATGAGCAGACCCACGCAAAGAAGGGAGGTGAGAATATGAGCAATGGATCCGATTTCGCGAAGGCGAGCGCCGTGTTCGGGAAGGCCGCTGAAACGTCCGATCCCGACGAGAGGATGAGAGCCCTGTGCCAAGGTCTTTCCCTCCTCGCCAAGGGATTCGATTCGATGGATGCTTCCATGGCATCCGCCGCCTACTGTCTCGACGTGCTCTCGGATAAGTTCTGAACGGAGTTCCTGTATCTCCGTGCTTAGTCGGTCCGCGGCCTGATTGATGTGCTCGAGAATCGAGCCCATGACTTCGGTCGTCATGTCGCGGGCCGACAACTGCCGTCTGACCTCGATGCCGATGCCTCGCAGGTCAAGGCTGGACAGGTGGCTCCTCTTGTCGTCGCCCACTGTTCCGATAACCGTTCGAGCTGGTTCCTCGCGGACGGCTTTTCTTATCGCGCCCAGCATCGCCGGGTGCAGGCGTTCGAACTCCTCAACGGAGATCGGGTTCGTGGATTCATCCGGTGTCTCGGCCGGAATATTGATGCTCATTTCGGATTCTCCTTTCGATTCATTCGTCGGCGAGCGCCTGATTCTGTTCTTTGAATTGAGGCGGAAGGAAGGCGCTTGGCGCTTCTCCTGTTGCTTCAGACAGGGCGATGACTGTATCGAGCGTCACGGCTCGGTATCCCTTCAGCATGCTGTTGAGTGTGCTGTATGGGATTCCGCATTTTTCCGACACGGCTCGTTTTGTCATACCCTTGTTTTTAATGATTTTTTCGGCGTTGTGACCAAACCACGTTTGTAGACTAACGTTTCTCATGTGAGTAACATTAGGGCATAAATAAGGGTCCGTCAACTTCGGCGTTTCTCATTTGGATAACAAATAACTATATACGGAATTGCCGTTACTCAAATCGAGTAATATAATGCTTGCATGAGTGATAACAGAGAATATCGGAGCCGACGTTTTGCGCAGCTAGTAGGGCTCGAGCTAAAAGGTGAATTCGCAAAACATTCCATTTCGCAGACGAAAGTCGCTGAGATTCTTGGACATTCCAAGGGTGGGTATTCCAAATGGATCAACGCGAAGCCGTCCATGCCACTTGAGGCGTTCTTGAATACGTGCGAGTTGATTGAGGCAGACCCTAAAGCGGTTATTGACGCCTCGTATAAAAGGCTGCTCGATGAACTTGGTACACCAGATGAATACCGCGAGCGCCAAAACCAGATCACCGATGATCTCATCGACCGCATCGCCGCGCACCCCGAAGACTACGACGTGGCCGCGAACAAGGATTCGAACGCACGTCTCGAAGCCGAGACGCCTGACGAGTGAGGGGAATGACAATGGGTTTCAGGGTCAATCGCAGGATCAGCCTGGGCAAGAACGTCCGGGTGAATATCGGTAAAAGAGGTGTCAGCACGTCCGTGAAGATGGGACCGGTCACAGTCAATTCGAGGGGACGTAAGACCGTGCATGTGGCAAAGGGCGTCTCATATACCATCAATCCGAAGACGAAAAGAAACACCGCTCCGCAGCGGAGGTCAACTGTCGAAAGCAAGCAACAGGCGAGTTATGCTCCCTCATCTGCAGGCAGCACGCCACATGAGCCTCGCCCAAAGACTTTGAAGCAGCTCGAGATCCAGTACAAGGCATATAACGTCCTTCTCTGGGTGATGTACGCGCTGACCGCGTTCACCATTCTCATGTGCTTCTTCAGCCCGGTCATGCTCGTCTTCGCCATCCCGTTCACGCTGATGTCAAAAGGCTTCACCAAGCTCAGGGCGACGCTCAGGAAACAGCTAGAAGAGAGACGAGCCGACGACGCGTCTCCGAAGGCCACAGACATGGAGCCACGGATGAGTGAAAGGAACGCAAATGACTGAATACAACCTGTATTGCGATGAAAGCTGTCATCTGGAACATGACGACAGCGACGTGATGGTCCTTGGAGCCCTCATTATCCCCAAGGATAAAAGGCAGGAAATCACAGAGAATATTCTCCAGATCAAGGCACGTTACGGTGTCAAGGCACGCACGGAAGTGAAGTGGACGAAGGCCAGCATGCCGAAAATCGACCTGTACAAGGATTTGCTGAACTGCTTCTTCCTGGATGACGACATGAGGTTCCGTGTTCTGGTGGCCAAGAAGACACGTCTGAATCATGAGGCATGGTCCCAGTCACACAACGATTGGTACTACAAGATGTATTTCACCATGCTGAACAGGCTGTTCGATTCCACGAACACCTACAACGTGTACGTGGACATCAAGGACACGCACTCCGCGCAACGTACCGAGAAACTGGAGGAAGTGCTAGCAAACAGCCACTACGACTTCAACCACGAATGCATCAAGAAAGTGCAACCAATCCGTTCAGACGAAGTGCAAATGATGCAAATCACCGACGTGATCAACGGAGCCGTATGCAGGGCGAACCGGACGACCATCCCCCAACCATCAGGCGCGAAAGCTGAAATCATCGACTACATACGCATGAGATCAAAGCTCCGACTCACCCAGTCAACGACCTTGGGCACGCGCAAGTTCAACATCTTCGTCTGGGAAGGACGGAACGCATGACACCGCATTGGACACCGGAGCTCGTAACCAAATCCCCGATAGAAGACTTTGCCGTATATGAGGATAGGATTTATGCAATCTTCAGACATGACTTCATAGATTCACATCCATCATTCGACGGCCTCAGAGTTTCCGTACGCCGCCAGAAAGAGGAGACCGACGGAAAATGGGCTGGGTTTTTCCACATCACCAGCGTCGAAGACTACACAACCGGCGAGAGGAATGTCGATCTGCGTAGATGTGAGCGGATCAGGTTTCCACGGAAGACGATTGACAACGCAAAGGATTGTCCGCAATGCCATTATGAGGTATGTGATGCGCCATTAATCTGGAGGAAGCATAAGCATGGCCGCGATAGGTTATATATCCTCATTGAATCAGAACGGTATCTAGTCGTGCTGGAACCACATAAGGACAGAGGCTACTGCATGTTGGTCACCGCCTACTACGTCGACCATGATCATAGCTTCAACAAACTTCTGAAAGAATATGATCAGTCAAGTTTGAACGGGAATTGCGTTCAATAAAAAGCAAGGGCCGCCGCAGCGACCCTGGAGACTCCTTCTACAACTCGGTAGATGAGCTGATTCAAGCATCACATACGACACTCCAACTGTCAAGCAGAACTTGACAAACAGCAAAAAAGTACTTCTCGAAAAACAATACTTCCGGAAGAGAGGAATGTGGATAACAAGACCATCGCGGAGCTTCACCGGAACGCGGAATCCATGGGTCTGTCAGTCATGTCACGCGACCTTCCCCGTGACATATGCGGCCTATACGACGATCGACACAAACTCATTCTGCTGGCCGACTGGCTCAACCAGCGCCAGCGCCGTTGCACGCTGTGCCATGAGCTCATCCACGCGAAACACCACGATCCAGGCTGTGGTAGCCAATACGGGTTGAAGTGCGAGCGCCGGTGTCGCAGGGAGACCGCGCTGGCGTTGATCAGTCCCGTGGACTATGGCATGGTGGAGCAGATATACGAAGGCAATACGTGGATGATGGCCGTGGAATTGGGCGTCACCATCCAAGTACTGTCGGACTATCGGCAGCTGTTGTACGATTCCGGCGTGTGCGTGCAATAAAAGAAGCTCAGCGTCCACATACCGCGACGGGAAACAAAAAAGGGTCCCGCCCGAACACAGTCGGACGGAACCCAAGGAACCAACAATCAGCATTTCCGTTTTCACCAAAATGAGGTTCCACGCACAGTGTAGCGCGGATCCTCGGAAAGAGACAACCATGGCCAGAGCGTTCGTAGACGACAGATGGCTCAAAAACGACGAGGACGGCAACCCGCCCAGCAGGGCCGCGAAACAGTCGCTGGCCAATGCGAAGGATCCGATGAAAGCCAATGTGCCCGGCAAATGGCGGTCCGCGCTGTACGGCCAAGGCTCACGGTGGAGATGCCGCTGGTACACGCTTCGAGACGGCAAACGCGTCCAGAAATCACGGAACTTCGCCAAGCTCCGTGACGCTGAGGAATACGCAGCGGCCATCGAGGACGACATCAGACGCGGCAAATACCGCGACCCGCAGCAGGAACTACGCATCTTCCGGGACGTTGCCTCCGAATGGACGGACGGCAAGATGGACATCAAACAGGGCACTTTGGGCAGATACCGCCGCGAATTGCGCGTTTATATCAATCCCAAGTGGGGCGATCGCACACTGAGGGAAATCCAACGCGACGAACTGCAACAGTGGGTCACGCAGCTCACCGAAGGCGGGTATCCCGCCGAACTGCAGGACGATCGCGAATCGAAGCCATTGAGTCCACGCAGCATCCGCAACATCGTCAAGGTCGTCATGGGCGGTGTCATGGAATTCGCTTTGGAGCACGGCTGGATCGGAGAGAACCCCATTGAAAAGGTCACCGTGCCGCGCATCACGCAATCCGATGACGACATGGTGTTCCTTACCGTCGAGGAGGTGGAGTTGCTGGCCGGCATGGCCGAACGGGCAGGACGGCCGGTAGACGGGCTGATCGTCCGCTGGCAGGCATACACCGGTGCCCGCATTGGCGAGACGCTGGCACTCAAATGCGGCGACGTGGATGTGGAATCACGCAGGGCGCGCATCCGCCGCACTTGGACCGACGACGGCAAAGGCAGGCTTGTGCTGGGCACGCCGAAGAACGGCAAACCGCGCAGCATCGCCATACCCAGATTCCTCATACCGTCCATCGAACGGCAGATGGAGGGCATGGGCGACGACGACTGGCTGTTCCGCGCGGCAAGAGGCGGGAACCTGTGGACGAACACGTGGCGGACGCGTGTCTGGCGAAAGGCCGTCCGACTGGCCGGCATGGAGGACGAGGGCGTGACCATCCATAGTTTGAGGCATAGCTATGCGAGCTTTGCGATTGCTCAAGGCGCGGATGTGAAGACCCTACAGATGCAGCTCGGCCACTCCTCACCCAGCATCACGCTGAACACATACACGGCTCTCTGGCCGGAACGATTGGACGATGTGGCGGACGCGATTGGCGAGCTGCGCGCTGAACAATTGAAGACCGTCTAGACGCGGAGGTTGCGCGGTCATCGTGTCGAATCGTGTCGATAGCCTACGGCCAAGAAAAAATAAAACCTTGGAAACATAATGTTTCCAAGGCTTCCGGTCGGGCTGACAGGATTTGAACCTGCGACATTCTGCTCCCAAAGCAGACGCGCTACCAA